TGCCAACAGGGGTGGGTCCACGATTTTGTGCGCCGCCCTCATTATGGTCTTTTCCATTTCATTCAGCATTTTGATGTCGGGGAGCACCTGCATGGCCGGAGAGCGGCCATAAGTTTCACGGGGGGCGGTTACATGGCGAGATACTGCATAAGGCATCGTGCGATACCCGCCCTCGGACATCAATTTTTTACCTTCCACCGACACATAACAGGACGAAATAGGCATCCCCCTGAAGTCCTTGCGGCGATGCTGGATGTTTTGGTTCGGCTTAACACAATGTATAAAATCGAACTTCAGGAACGGTTCTTTTTCAGCCGCCTTCAGTATTTTTTCAGGAAGCTGGGTTCCAAATTTTTGAATCGCGGCCCTTGCTGTTAATGGGAACTTACGATGCACAAAATCGACCATACCGTATTGATTCTCGGCTATGAACAATTCGGATAGTGGCATCGACTTGTATCGTATTCCTGACCCCATAACGTCGTCGATGAAGATCCCCAATGTCCCAAACGCCATCAGGCTGACGTAACATTCATGGGCTTGGGACGCAAAGTTAGCCATAGGGCGATAACGCACCTTGAACAACAACTTATTAACTTCGTCCAAGTACAATTTAACGATATGGTCATCTTCCAGTGATTCATCCTCCGGGCTTAGGCGATGGTATATCTGGGTTCCGGGGGTGATGAGCGAATCGATGGCTGACGCCGCCCGGTCAAGAGCAAGCACGGCGGTGGAATCGAAGATCTTTTCGGTCCGCTTTTCGCCCTCCATCCCCCGATGCCCCATGAAATCGTCCTGCCGGGGAAGAATTCGCTCGGCAATCTCCTTCCAATGGGCCTCGAAGGTGGACCTATTGTTCTCTAACTGGGACTGGTCCCGGAAGATCTCTTCAACTCGTGAATCAATCATGGATTCCTCGATTCTTAAAAACCGCCCGAAGGCGGTCTGGTGGTTTATCTATTGAGTTACTATTGATTAAGCGTTCACCCTAAAGAATATTTTGTTTGGTCTGCCCAAAATGCAGAAACATTAGTCAGGTATGCTCCCATCTGGTTAAGCTGGCTGAGCAATTCAACTCCATACTCCCCCGTAATGGGATTTTGTGTGTCTATAAAATCCTCGTCATGTAAGTACACGCTGCCACCGAAATGTAGCGCATACAGAAACCACTGCCAGATTGAGCGGCACTGCGATTCGGTCAGCCCGGCGTCAGTTGGAGATAAGTCGGCTGACCACACAAAGGTCATCCCTGCAAAATAATCCCGCTTGATATGCCCATTCTTATTGACAACGCCCATGACTGTTGTTGGTCTTGATGATGGGCTGGCATACGCCTGCCTTACCATAGTTGTGCCATACCCGACCTTTGCGGCAGAGTTATCCGGGGAGGCCGCGAGACTGCTGCGTGGCTGGTGCAGCAGCAGCGTATCTTCATTCCAAGCATTTGATGCCGGAACATAGAAACTTGGTAGGTCAAAAGAGAATCCAGCAGCTTCCCATATGCTTTTGAGGTACTGGTAATGGCTGTCCTGAATCGCCTTGGTAACATTGGCATTTGCCACCATAGTTCCACCCCAAGTATTAAAAGGCCAGAACCCACTTGAAAAATGCTCTTTGCCCGCAGAGTGGTCATGATAGCAAAACTTAATTCTCCCGGCAGCATGGGCAGCTTGCAGCGCAGCCTTAACCCCAGCCGACATATTTGTTATGCTGTTGTAGTAGGTTTTACCCCAAGTGCCAGATGGGCAACTTGTTCCTGGGAAAGCAATTAGGATTTCAGCAGTAACGACTGTGCCACTTGTGTAGCCGGTGACTCTGGCTACCCCGCCTCCACACCACACAATAGCACCATCTGTTTCATCTGTAGAGGCAAATGTGGCTGCAACGCTGGATGTAAGTGTTCTTCCTGTGCCTACTGTTGCAGCAGATAGTGTGAGAGTTCCCGCAGGTGCAGTCGCTTGCTTAGATGCATTGTTAATTCCGCACCATGACATCCCATTGCTGGGGATTTGGGTTAACCATCGGTTAAGGATATTAATATCGGTAAAATGCGCCCCTGACAAGTGATCCATATCTATGGACAGAGGCAATCTACGCAAACCAGCCATCTGCGAGGCAGTAAAGTCACCGTTGTTATAGGCAGCTTGGATAAGGAACGCAACAAACGGAACCACGTTCTGTTCCTGTACGTTCGCGTAGATTCCTCCAGCCCCAGCTTTTGTGGTTCTCCAAGCGCCCCATAACCCGGCCTCGGTTTGCGCGGAAGCGTCAATGGGACTAGTTGCTGCTGCCCACAATAGGGGTACACCCGGAGCCGTTGCATGGGGGGTTGCCCACCTTGCATTGGTAGCCATATATGGAGAAGTACAAAACACAGACTGAAAAAATGCATCTGACGCAGCAGGGAGTCCGGTGCCTTGAATACCCGGAGTATTCCCAAGGTTTACTGCTGTCGTATTCCCCATCTCTGCAATAATCACAGGTATGGTTAGCAGGGCGCTGTTTAGCATCGTCCTGAATCCAGTATCACCCACATAAGGTATGCAGACAAAATCATAGGCAGCAGATATAGCGGCATAGTCCGAGATATTATCACTTCGCTGCCGGTCATATTTGATGCCTAGTCCGGCAAGTTGATTGCGGACACTATACAGCTTGTTTTTATCAGAAGCACCTTCTGGGAGTACGGGTTCAGTGAGCAATAAGCACTTCATGGTTAACCCCCGCGCCCAGTAAGATACGCCCGGAACTTCAATTGGTTTGCGGTCTGCCCAGCAGTGGCAGTAAGATTAAGCCGAATGAAGTTGTCATACCCCGCAGATGCGGGTATTGGGAGCACAGTAATAGCTCCTTTTGCTCCGGCAGCAATAGCAAGAGAACTAACCTCATATGAATCTAGCGTAGCATCGCCGATGCCATTTCTGGAAAACTCAACTGTACCTGAGAAGTCACAGCCAGTTGCCCCATTCCCATTAATAATAACAATCTGCCGCGCACCGGGGTTGTACAATGAAAAATCTTGGAAAAGTCCACTGTATTTGGTTGCAGCTAATGCCAAGGTATAAAACACATTATCTGAACCAAAAAACCAGCCAAGAAATAAATCACGGGCTGGTTCATTTACGTTTGATACTGGGAGTCCACCGTTACTAATACCTAATGGTAGGCCAGTTGTAGGGTCTACTACAGCAGTAAACGCCGCGCCATCGCTGCCTTCCACCCGCCTTTTGCCTTCTTGTCCCAGTGCCGCCAGCGTTTTATCCCAATAATACATGAACATAATCTTAACCTCCAAGTAAGGTTGCGGCAGATGAGTCAGGAGTTCCCGATCCCTCTTTGCCGGTCATGAGGGTCGCGGCCCGGCCTTTCCGCTTTTTGATTTTGTCCGCATCGTCCCGCAGCTTGGCCGCATCATCAATGGACGGCGGGGCCGGAAGCGGGTCTGGGGCCTTAATTTGTGGTGGTGGTGGTGCATCATTGCCGCCACCGCCGAATAAATCTGCTACCGCTTCAACTAGTCCGCCCATCATTGTCTCCTAGAACATTTCATAATCTGATTGCGCATATTGCTGTTTTACAGCGCTCCTGTTTTCTGGCGTTACCAGAATTGCTCGGTCTTCTCCCGCCGACAAGCAATCATACTCCAGCCCTTCACATACGTGGGAGTACTGGTTCTTATCGGGAACGTCACGATAGCGCACGTCCCCGGACACCATGAGGCGCTTGCGGTGATACCCCCCGGCCATCCCTTTCCGTAAGATGTTACAGCGGGAGTGGATCGTCATCGCCGGTTCGCCGTCCACGATGGTTTTAAGCAAGTAGGCCACCGACTCCCGGCGTCGAACCGGGTCGTTGGTCGGGGCGGGTTGGGTTGGAAGTCCTGCTGCCGTCATTATCTGGAAGCAGGTCTTCTCTTCCGGCGTAACCGCATCACCAGCCGGGTCCCCGCGTGACGATATAATTTTAATCCCCGGATACCGTTCGTGCAGCTTGCGTATTAGGTCGTTTGCGAACGTCACGATGCCCATCCGCTCTGACACATATTCATCATGAACTACCCACTTACCATTACCGGTTCTCTGGGAAATGGTAGCCGCCGGGGTAAGCCCAAAGTCCATCCCGATCCGTAATCCAATCCCCGGTATGATGAGGTGGTCTTTACAGTGCAGGGAGTCTTTGTACTCTGGGAACATCGGCAGCCCGTCCATCACAAAGCCGTATTCGCCGTCAATGTACACCTTGATCCAATCGGCGTCCTTACCGGCCATCATGAAGTCGTAGTATCCGGGGCGGAGGTTGCGCAGATTCTCCGCATTCTGCGCCCTACCGGACGGTTGGGAGTAGAAGGACATTAACTTTTGTGTTCCGGTGAGGACACCCTTGGATCGTAAGGTTTCTTCAGCCTCGCCCATCGATTGAATAAGCTGGCGATTGCGCTCGTTTGATGTGTCTTTTTCTGCCAGAATGTACCACCAATGGTCGGTGTCGGGCGGGTTGGTGTCAAGTAGAATCTGAACGTTTGTTGGCTCAGCTTGCCAGCGGGGAGGGTAGCGCCCCACGCGGCCTGTTAAACCGTCCACGATGGCCTTGGGTACTTCACGCGCCTCGTTCACCCAAGCATCGGAAAGTTCCATGGACAGCAGCTTAGCTAGATCGTCGGGCCGATCAAGTGCGACGAAGATCACCTCCCAGTCGAATTTGTCATTCTCGTCCACAATATGGTGCATGGGCGGACCCGATTCCCGCCACCGGCCCATATGTTGTGGTATCCACTGGTGCCACGATTTCATCGTCGTGGTCCTCAGTTCGGGGTACGTATTACGTATGATTGCTGTTCTGCGCCTTTTCCAGCCGTCCGCCCCGCGTGGCTGCTGCTGGGCGTTCTTTATCAACTTCATTATGACGGCGGTAGACTTACCACTACCGAACGGGCCGCGTATTCCGGTTATGAACGAGTCATCCCGGAGGAAGGCTTTAGCTACTGGGCCGGGTGGATAATAATGGATGCCGCCATCTTTTTGCGGCGACCCCGGCTTTTTACCTTTTCCCGGTATGTGTACCTCAGCTTCCACGGATGTGTACTCCCGATGGCAGTTCGATTCCGGAACGTGAGTGAGTGTTCATCGCTCGAGCGGCACCTTCGCGCATCGAAAGATGTACTAGCCGGTGCAGCACGTCCATCATCATCTTCCTGTTTTCCCGCACCTTGGAGGCACCCGGCCCGGTGTGTAATTTTTCTGGCTCTTCCCCGCAGAAGGCGTCCGTCAGCGAGGACATTACCTTGAACATGCTGTTTGTAGGGGTTACGTCCATTATTTCTTCCCTTTTTGCGTAAGAACTTTCGTCGCCTTACCGTGTACTTCCGCTAGCATCTTTGTGGCCTTGCCCGGTGTCAGTCCCTTTTTATGGATGGACCCGTGCTTGACGCCTTCGAATAGCCGGATCTGGGCAGCGGTGTATGGCATATTATAGGTGGATATGGATATTAAGCGGGCTTACGTCCGTTCGTTCGGCCCCGTCTCCGTCGCGCCAGCCCATTCGGGCCTTGGTCCAATAGATGGCCAGCCGGGGGTCACCCCTTTTTGCGCGGTCCAAGATAGCACCCGCTACAGCCATGTTTGGGGCGAATGCCCCGGCTTCCAATTCCGTGGCGTAACACTGTTTTAGTAAGCCGGGCCGAATGTTGAAGTGCACTGCAATGTCGTTGGCTGATGCCCCACATGCTACCAGTTCACATATTTTTTGCGCCAGAAGTTCGGAACGCACATGCGGGATGACTCTGCCGTTTTTATCCTTGCCCACATTCTTCAGCCCCGTACCTTTAAGGTGGGCCAATGACGGCACCGGCAGGGCAGGGGGTGGATTCAGTTCGTCGTAATTGGATGATGGGGGGAGTAATTGTTGTAACTTTTCGGCGTGATCGGGGGTTAGGGTATCATCGGAGGGGGACCCGGAAAAATGGGGGGTATCATTATCGTATATATTTGGATGGGACACACCGAATACTACTGTATTGCGGTATGCTTCCGTCATAGATTCTTGGGGGTCAGTCGAGAGAGGGGAAGCCCCCCGCCCTGCGGCAAGGGACCCACGCGCTTTGGCCCCCACCCCCCCTCCGGCTTTTTCCGGCGAAGAGATACCCCCCATTGCCTCCTGCCCCCCGTCCTTCGGCCCCGCTCGGCCCTTCCTCGCCCGTCCTGCAGGGGCGGCCCGTCCGTCGTTGTCCGGCCCCGGCTGGCTATCTCCGCCGCCCCCGGCCCCCGGCGCAACGAGAGAGGCGGCCCCCGTGGCCGGGGCGGGGCCATCGAGGACGGCAGACAGGGGCCGCGCATCGCGGGAGGCCGCGCTCGGGGTTTGCTGTTTGCTGGTCGGCTTGCTTTTGGCCACGAAGGAAATCCTCGGTTGGGGGGCGGAGGCCGATCGTCGGCCCTGTTTGAGTCCCGGCAACGCACGGGCGCGCGAGACACCCCGCCACGATACCACAGAGAACACCCCGTCGTCAAGATGCTTTCCCGCCCCGTCCTTGCGGCCTCCGCCGCCTTTCTCACACCCCCCGCCGTGTTCTGCCGCCGCCTGTTCTGGCCGGGACCGTCCCGCCTGCGCCTGCGTAGCCAGCGCACAGCGCCAGAGCGCGCACCACACGCACGCGCGCCCAGAACGCAGAACAGAGCACCCCCCCACAGGCACACACACCCCTACGGACGGGCATCTTCGGGTGTCTTCTTCTGTTCCGCGTCTGTTCCGGGTGTACCGGTCTGTTCCACGCGGCCCAGAACGCCCTCCGCACCCCTCCGCACCCCTCCGGCCCCCGCCCCTACGGCCTCCATCGCCCGTGGAACATCGCCACAAGCAAGACTCGTGCCAGATCCGCCCCGAGACCCCCGCGCCGCAGGTTAGTGGTTCTTAACCCCACAGCCCCCGAACGACGCATATATCCTCCAAGACCGGCCACGGACGCGGCCCTCCGGGCCCCTTAGACCGAGTCTAAACCAGAACACCCGGAACAGACGCAGAACACGCCGGGGGGGATACGTATCCCGTCGTCCGGGGCCTCTCGGGCCTTTCCGGTACACGGCCCGGAACAGACGCCCGGAACAGCCACGGCCCCCGTCCTTCGGGCCGCAGACGCCTCTCTCACGCCCATGACGAGCGCATACGCGGTTTTCTCCGCCGATCCGCTCCGGGTGTCTCCCGCTAGGCTGGCACGAGTCTTGCCTATCCCCCGCCGCCGCCCCGGATCTGCCGTCCCTCGTCATACCTCGAAGCTGCCCGCCCCCCGGCCCTCTCCAAGTTAAGAACCGCTAACTTTCGGGGCCAGACCACGGAAGGACGGGGCCTCTCGGGGTGCCCAAGGACGGCATACAGATGCCCAAGGACGGCATATCGGGGCCGATAGGCAAGATTCGTGCCAGATGGGCCTTTCACCCCGTAAAACCCGCAAGGACGGGCCACGGAAGGCGAAACACCCCGATCTGGCACGGCACTTGCTTGTCTTTTCTATACCGGGGCGGCATCCGCCTCCCGGCAGAGACGACAGACAGGAGCAGGAAAATGAAAAACGTATACACAGACCGCGCCGCATGGGAAGCCGCCATGCACAAAAGGGCCGCACGGGTGTCCATCGAGGACCGGGAAGACTGCGCCATCGCATGGGCCGCATGGCCGGACGGGCGGGAGCCGGGGGCATGCATCGGGGACTGGGACAAAGCCACGAATGTGGGTGTCTCGATGCTGGTCCCCCCGGAATGCCGTGCCAAGAAATCCCCGAAGTGAGCGCCCACTAACTCTATAGACGAAGGAGAACACCATGCCCACAAAAAACGCAACCGCCACCTCCATCGATGGCATGTCCGGCGAGGCCGCCACAGAAAAACTCGCTATCGTGGGTGCCCTCTCCCCGGATAGCTTTCTCCGGGCGATGGAGCAAGCCGACGCCGATCTGGCGGGGCTGCCCGTCGAGGAATGCGCGGGATTCGAGCTTCTGTCGTGGGTGCCGCACGGCCCCGATACCGCCAGCTTCGTGCTCCTGACGCGAGGGTACGGCCCCCGGCCCGAGGACAACGTCCACGTCACGGGAATGGTCCGGATGGATACCGAACTGTGGGTGCCGGACGAGCGGGAGCAAGAGTACACGCCATATGTGGGGGTGCCGCACCCCGGCGAGTGAGCGCTCACGTATTGACAGACCCGGCTTTCATGTGTTTCAATAGGGGTTTTCAGACAACAGACAGGAGATACACCATGGCCCAATTCCATATCAACGGCGAATGGAGAAATATCGCGGTCCGATTCCGCATTTTCCGCCGCCCATCCGTGATCAAGGGCATTGTGTCCCGGATCGCCATCCGTCGCCCCCGCCCGATGCGGATTGCCTCTCGATCCCCGGCCATAGGTGCCTTGATGCGGGGATATCCCGTCATCCGGGGCCTCTGAGATTCCAGCTTCATGGGGGTGCCTCCGGGCCTCCCATCGGGATGGGCTTTCCCCATCGGCCAGATGGCCACAACCGCAAACAGGAGAAACACCATGAACACGACCACCGAAAATACGACCGCCTCCGACACCCCCGCTGCTGTGGGTACCCCCGCGAAGGCAAAACCCGCCCCCAAAGCCAAATCGGGCGCTCTGACCGACAAAGAGAAAGCCAAGGCCGCCGCCATCGCGGCGAAAGCAAAGGCCGCGAAGGAAAAAGAGGCCGCCAAGGCCAAAGCTGCGAAGGAAAAAGAGGCCGCCGCCAAAGCGAAGGCCGCCGAGAAAGCGAAGGCTGACAAGGCCAAGGCCGCCGAGAAAGCCGCAAAGGCGAAAGAGAAAGCCGCCACTGTGGGTGCCTCTGGCAAGCCGACCGACGTTCTCCGCGTCTACGCTAAGCAATACGTCCACGACAAAGAGCACAAGACCTCCGGCGGCAACGTCAGCGTAGATAACGGCGACGAGCTTGCAGCCAAGCTGCGCGGCAAGGATCTCTCCGAGGTGTACAAGGCCGCCGCCAAAGCGTTGGGCGAGACCGAAAAAGACCTGATCGCCAAATACGGCCACCTGAACGTCGGCATGCAGCGCATGAATCTGGGCAACCGCATCCGCGCCGCCCTGAACGCCAAGTAAGAAAGCGCTTTCCCGGCATCTACCTTATCGTGGGTGCCGGGGGATGGGCTTTCCATCAATAGACGATAGACAAGGAGAAATAATCATGATACTCATATATAAAGCCACCGGAACCGAAGTTAAGGTAGGCGACCAGATCATAACCAACAACGGTCAGTGGGTTAGGGTAACTTATTTCAGGCCACCCCATAAGCCGTCGTCCGAGGGAAAAATCAGCATCGAGACACTGGATCGCAAATCAGAGCGTGAGTTTTACGTCAGCGTCATCGGGGCCGAATGGATCGAGCGGGAGGACCGCGAGGAATGGGAAGACGAAAGCCCACAGGCAATGGGCTGGGTTGGACAGGATGGGCGGCCATGACCGACAAAAAAGAGTGGTGCCCGAGCAGCAACACCTCGTGGTACCACGGCAACAGCTATGGCGGCTTTTCGCCGTTGTGGGTTCGCATTGTTGTTCGTGTCCTTACTGATGGTCGAGAGATCGTGGCGGCCGGGGTCATCTGTCCGGGTTGTGGCCGCGAGTTGAAGTTGCTGAAGCACCCGGGAAGCCCACTTCGGTTTGTCATCATCCCCCGGCATTATAGACGATAGATAAAGGAGAAATACTATGAGTAGACGAAGAATAGCCGATGGCGGTCCCCGGCAGCCGAGGTGCTGTTACGTGGCCACCGTCGAGGGCACGGAGCGGGGCGTCTTCTTTCGCGTCTTCTTCAAGCGCATGGATGCCGCCCAACGGACAGCCAGACAGACGGGAGGCACCCTGCAGGACCTCGTAACCCTAAAACGCTACCGCTTCGTGCGGGGCCAGATGATGGAGGTGTGAAATGACCAAGAAAGACTTATTGCTGCTTCAGACACGGGCGCGGATACTGGGCCTGAAAATCGAAACCCACAACCCCGGCGACGGCATCCGCTGCCGATTCTTTAATGGGGGCGACGAGTCGGATTTCTTCGGCCCCAGTTCCGGTTACGTTACGTACATGACAACCGACGAATGTAACGCGTTTATGGAGGGCTGGATCTGCCGGTCACACCCACGGAAGAAATTCTAGCCATTCAGACTATGCACGACGTCCGGCCCATGCTATACTGGGCGTCGTGTCACCCACACAGACAATAGACGAGGCACAAAATGGCAATCACGCTTGACGACCTATTCGGGGATACTCCGGCTCCCGCGCCGAAGCCCAAGAAAGAAATAAAACCGCCCCCGGCTCCGGTGGTTGAAGAGTTGCCCCAAACCACCGCCCCCAAGAAAACCAAGATGGGCGAGAAATCAGTCCAGCCCGATGCCCACACCCGGACCCCCATCCCGACTAAGCTGTACCCAAAAAAACACCCCGAGGGGTCACTGAAATTATGCGATCAGGTATGGTATCGGGGTGTCCGGCACTGGATCGAGGAAGTACACGACCACTGGGAGGAAGGCGTTCACGTAATGCTCTCCGACATGCCACTGGCTCCTAACCGCCCGGCCCCCAAGGAACGCACCCGGTTCGCCGTCCACGCGGATCTGGTTGAACTGGCCCCGGTAACAAAAAATCCTTACATGAAACAGCCGACCATGGCCGACGTCCAGAGAAAAGAACGGGCGAAGGCCGGGGTGCGCGATGTGGGCGATAAAGTAGCGACCCTACTGCGAGGCGCAAAAGATTTAGATGATGTTTATCGAATAGCCGCCCAGCGGCTATACACCAAACCAAGTACCCTAAAGATGAAATATGGCCACCTAAACCCCGGCCAGCAGAGGATGTGTTTGGGCAACGCCCTTCGTAACCAGATGAAAAAGGAGCGGAAATCATGAAACTCGTCGAATGGATTAAACATTTAATGTGGGAGCGCGACTTTTCGGAAAATCACGTCATACTTCCGCTACAGAAGCGCACCGGCAAAGACCCCTACGCAAAAAAGGTGGCAAAGATCATCCGCGAAATGGGGGCGACGTACTGCTGCCATGAGGCCAATCGTGTTAAGAAACTGGAAATCCGGAGGGTGCTATGAAAGGAAATAAGCCATGAACTATGGATTCACAAATTATGACCTTTGGACTATGGGGGTGTTGGCCGCCATCGTAGTGTTTTATTGGTGGATGATAAAGACCTCCGAACCGGACCCTCGGGACGCCCCAAGGGAGCATCATATCACGGTGGACGGGCAAGGGGTTTACATAAAGACCATGGACAAGGGGGGCATGAACATACAGTTGTCGGTGTGGTCCCCCGACCGGGTTATTAATGTAGGTGACCTGATCTATTTAACGATACCGGGAAATGTGGCGGCCCGGTACGTGGTGGCCGACAAATTTAGTCACGGCGATAATGTTCACACCCTTCACTTGATGTATTCAGTGGGAAAAGTAAATGGCTGAAGATCTGATAAACAAGTTCATGGCCCTGTACGCCGGGAACACCCGGTCGTCGGGGCGATATGACTTAAGGAAGGACAAGCAATTTACTGCCCACGAACCGGCGAAGAGGGAGGATTTCATAAACCACTTCTCCGGGGACATGGGGGTGGGCATCGTCCCGATACAGGATGACGACACTTGCTCATGGGCGGCAATTGACATCGACAACCATGATTCGGACGAAGATATCCCAATCAAGCCGATCGACGAGATAATCCGGACAAAGAACTTACCCCTGATCCCGTGCCGATCCAAATCGGGGGGTGTCCACGTTTATATCTTCCTAAGCAAGCCTATGCCAGCGGCCCGGATACGGGGGTACTTAAACAAGTGGGCAGCGGATCTTGGTTATAAGGGCCACGAGGTATTCCCCAAGCAGTCGCACCTCGCCACCACGGCGGCGGGGAATAAGCAACTAGGGAACTGGATAAACCTACCCTACATGACCGGGGAGAAAACTAACCGGTACGGGGTGCGGGACGGCAAGAAACTGGAACTGGCCGAGTTCATTGAACTGGCCGAAAAGCTGCGCACCACTGACGCCGACCTCCGGGCATTATCATTTGCTGATCACCCCGAGGCCCCGCCCTGCATACAGAAGGTGTTCGCGTACGGGGTTGCTGCAGGGCAACGCAATGAGGCACTGTTCAACGTTGCGGTATATCTGCGCAAGATGGACCCGGAACACTTCACCGAACTGGCCAACGATGCCAATGGCGTCCTTTTCTCCAAGGCCCTTCCCCGATCAGAGGCCGGGAGGACCATAGCATCAGCCGGTAAACCGGACTATAGCTATAGGTGCGGCGAGGACCCCATTCGATCGTTATGCGACAGGGATGCCTGTTTCAATAGGAAATACGGCATCACACAGGAAGAATCGGACAAGATCACCCAGTTTGAAGAGTTGCCGATGTTCGGGGATCTTGGTAAGTACCTGACCGAACCGGTACGCTGGGAAATAAAGATTGACGGAATTCTGATATCCAATCTAGGAACACCCCAACTGCTGGACTGGAGGATTATGCGGGAAGTAATAGCCGACCGCCTTACCCGGATCGTACCGATGATAAAGGCCAATGAATGGGAGCGGATACTGGGGCCGCTGATGAAAGAAGCCCGGATAATCGAGACGCCCGACGACGCATCCATGAATGGTGTAATCCGGGACCGGTTGCGGGAGTTTGCATCAAAGACCGACTTGCTCAGCACGGGCGACGACAGAGAATCGCGAAAGAATCTTCTACGCGGGTTACCGGTTGTACAGAAGGTGGACGGCGACAGGTGCGTTATGTTCCGAGCGCAAGACTTTGTTAACTACCTCAAACGAACCAAATCGGAGGAACTGAAGGGCGTCAATCTCTGGTTTGCGGTAAAAGACATCGGGGTCGAGCACAAGCGGGTCCGGGCGGGGGAAGAGAACATTAACATTTGGTATATTCCAGTTAAACAAGTAATCGCGTTCCAGACAGCGGAACCGGTGGAATTTGAGGCAGACCTATAATGGAATATAAAGATAAATTTAACGTTGATATAGACGACAAAGGCAGCCATTTTCTGATCCGCTGCCCGATGTGGGCAAATGACCTTGTTAGGCAGATCCCATCCCGCAGATGGAACAAGTCAGCCGGGGCATGGGCCGCGCCAATCATCCGGCAAAATGTGGTTGCCATGGAAGAGGTGGTAAAGATGGCCGGAGTGGTGGTGACGGACCGGGCCAGAGAAGCGATGGCCACCTATGTTGAGCGCGACGCCACCGTTTTGAAGCAACGCGGGGTCGGGTTCCCGTCGTGGTATCCGTTTAAGACCACACCGCGTAAGCACCAAGTAACAGCGTTGGATAAAGGTTACGGGCTGAACGCTTATTTCTTAGCCATGGATATGCAGACCGGAAAGACCAAGACGGTTATCGATTTGTTATCCGCCCATCGCATGGAAGGCCACGTTTATGGCGCGTTGGTGTTCACCAAGTTGTCGTTGCGCGGGAACTGGAAATTACAGTTTGAAACCCATTGCCCGATCGATTACTCCATGCACCTGCCTACGACGGATAAGATTAAGGACTTTGAGCGGTGGCTGGCCAAGCCGCATGATTTCAAGGTCATGGTGGTGGGATGGGAATCGATGTCGGCTGGTGGAATGAAAGCGCTGTGCGAACGATTTCTTCTGTCGTTGAATCGGTCAGCTACTGTGGGTGATGAAACATCTTATATAGCCGGGCATAAGGCCGTTCGGTCACAGGAAGTAGTCCGACTGGGGACGATGTCGGAATATAAATACGCGATGAACGGAACACCCGACTCATGCGCCGGACCGATGAACCTGTTTATGCAATTTGAGTTCCTGGACCCCAACATCATTGGCATAGGTGATTACTACACCTACCGCAACCGGTATGCCATTATGGGCGGGTACACCCCTAAAGAGGGGCCGATGAGAGGGAAACCGATGGAGGTGGTAGGATACCAGAATATGGATGAATTAATGGGCCTGATCGGGCCGCATATGTTCCAAGTACTAAAGACTGATGCCTATGATCTTCCGCCCAAGCGTTACCAGATCCGCACGGTGCCCATGAGTAAAAAGCAGGCCGATCTGTATAAGCAGGTCAAGAAGGAGGGCTTTTTAACAACGGCCAGCGGCGAGGAAATGGTGATGCAAAACACCCTCGAGGTAGTGTTGCGCCTACACCAGATTGCCGGGGGGTACACCGTCAATCCGCGTCAAGAAATACGGAAGGCCAAGGACGGAACGGACAAGATAAAGATCCACTACGATCCGATTGAGGTGATCCCCCCGGAAGAAAATCCCAAGATGCAGGAGGTATTCGAGTTTGTGCGCTCGACCAAGAAGCAGGGCATAATATGGGCGGTTTACCGGCCAGAGATAGAGGCCATGGTCAGGGTGCTCAAGGGTATGGGCATCCGGGTAGGAGAACTGCACGGGGGCATCGGGGAGGCCAACCGGCAGCCCATGGTTGACGCCTTCAAACGGGGCGACATAGATTGGGTGGTAGCCAACGCCGCAACGGGCGGGATGGGGTACACGATGATGGCCAGCCAGATAAACATCTTCTACAATAACACCCATAAAGCAATCGACCGGGTTCAGGCCGAAGACCGGGCATGGGGGGACGGACAGGATAAGCAAGGGATATGGATTGACATCATTGCGGAGAAGACGGTCGATGTACTGATTTATAAATCAAACGAGGCCAAGCAAGATCTATCCACCTACATGCGTAGTCGCATAAAGGACGTGACCCGGCTACTGGACGGCGACATCGATTGATACTATGCAGCGGCCTCCAGATGTGATATCATAGAGGCTAGATACGAGAGGCGAACAAAATGAGTACAGTATTCGTTACGCAGGAAACCAACCACGACTTTGCCAAGGCCGAAGAGTTTGGGGACATTAAATTTATGCTGGCCCCGGTTGACGACCTGAATAACATTAAGAACTCGCTGCACAACGAGCGGGTTTTGTTAGAACTACGCCGGTTGCTTAAATCATATAACGAAGAAAGCGACTGGATAGTAATAGCTGGGTCACCGTATGTATCGGCGGCGGTATTCTTCATCCTTGGGCAGATGAGTATTTCAAGGGTAAGAATCCTGCGCTGGGATAACCGGGACCACAGCTATAGGCCGATGTACTTACAATTAAGAAAGGAAGAAAATCATGACTGAAGAACTGAACGACTTTGAGCAGGCCAAAGCCGCAGCCCGGAATGAATGGAATGGCAGACCGCTGAGCCTGCAAGTCCAACGTATGAAAGAATTGCGCGATTTAAAAGAGGAGCGCGAGGCGGAAATGAAGATGATCAACGCCGAGTATGACGTCCTCCGCTATGAAACGATTCCCGAAAAGATGGACAGCGATGGAATCGAACGCATCAGTTATGAGGGCATTGGCCGGATCTCCCTTACTGGCGATTTGTTGGTATCCACCAAGGCCGGGGCGAAAGATCAGCTATTTACGTGGTTTCGCGAACATGAACTGGCTGACCTTGTGCAGGACAGTATTAATCCATCAACACTCAAGGCATGGGTGAAGGGTCGGATGGAGAAAGGGTTGGACATCCCAACCGACCTCATCAACATAACGCCGATCACCCGCGCCGGGATAACGAAAGGATGATTAAGAAAAGGCCGATGGTTAAGCAGAGGGTGCGGGTGCCGTCAAAAAGAAGCGTACGATCAATAAGCGGCGATATAGTGGCGTACATCCGCGATTTTGACACCTTGAACAGTCTTCGTCCAACAGTATATTCAATTAAAGGGAAGGTAGTGGATATGAGGAAATAACTTAACGAACTGACGCATAGAACGAACTGATGATTTTAATTTAGGAGAAGTAAAATGGCTAAGCTAAACGCAAAACCCAGCACCCCCGCAGTAAAAGAACCGGAATCCAACTCACTGGTGATGGTGCAGACTGAAACCCCGGACTACATCAAGCAGGACCAGCAACGCGGGTCCGAACAGGTAGGGCAGGATGACATCGTTATCCCCCGACTCGAAATCGTTCAAGCCCTGTCCCCGGCGGTGAAGGAAGGTGATCCCGGCTTCATCGAGGAGGCCCGACCCGGCATGTTGCAGAACTCCGTAACCAAGCAACTGTATGGCAAGGAAGTAATGGTGGTCCCGGTGTTCTACAACAAGCAATGGTTGGTGTGGCGGCAGCGCAAGGACAAGGACAACAAGCCAATCGAGGGCGGGTTTTTCGGTTCGTATAATTCCCCCGAAGAAGCTGACCTTCGGGTGGAGGAAGAAGGCGGGGCCGCCAATTACATCGAATCGATCGACACCCCGCAACATTTGTGCCTGTTGATCAGCATGCAATCGGGCACCGTTGAAGAAGTTATGGTGTCCATGCCGCGCACCAAGGCCAAGATTTCCCGCCAATGGAACAGCATGATCCGTTTGGCCGGGGGCGATCGTTTCAGTCGTGTGTATCGTATCGGCACCCAACTGGAGAAAAAGACCCAAGGCGACTATTACAACTTCGTAGTCGCGCAGTCCGGGTTCCCGGCCAAGGTGCTGTATGATCGTGCCGAGAAACTTTACGAGCAGATTGCAGCCGGGTCGCGTAAGGTGGTGATGGATGTGACCGACTTTGACAAATCGGCTGATTCTGCCGGTTCGACCGAAGGCGCGGAAATGTAAACAAACGGGGCCGAAATTAACCGGCCCCCATTAGGAGCAACAAAATGGAAGACGAAATTGATTACATAGCAAAGGTTTGCCACGAAGTGAACCGAGCGTACTGTCAGGCATTGGGCGATGATAGTCAATTGCCGTGGTTGGAGGCCCCCGAATGGCAGAGGGAATCAGCTAGAATGGGTGTTGATATGCATCTTATGGGTGATTTCGGGCCTGAAGCAAGCCACATCGGGTGGATGAATGCTAAATTGGCCGATGGTTGGAAATACGGACCAGTTAAAGACGCGGACATGAAAGAACACCCATGCATGGTGCCGTTCGCTGATTTGCCGAAAGAACAACAGGCAAAAGATTTTATCTTCCGCGCCATAGTTCATGTATTGAAGTTCAAAGAACCGCAACACTAATGCCGCAGCCGTGATTAACCGTACCCGTAAATAAGGACCGGGACGTGACGGACAGCAAGCGGTCAGCAACCGCCGAGTGGGTGGAAGGCCCACCTAATTTAGGAGAGAAAAATGAACTTTGGACAAGCGCTATATGAGTTGAAATGCAAAAGGCCAGTCCGCCGCAAGGCGTGGGCCGGGATATACGCCATTCTTAAATTACAGGTGCCGGATGAAAACAGCAAGATGACGATGCCATACATATATGTTGAGGTGGCGGAGCCAAACATGATTTCTGACAGCCGGGGACCATGGAACCCAACCCACACCGATTTGCTGGCCGAAGATTGGGAAGAGTGTGGCGGAATACAGAAATATTAAAATAGAGGATAGACGATGAAAGTAATAACCACATTCGGGCCACCGGGGACCGGTAAGACTAGGGATCTGGTGACAAAGGCTGAACGTTGTAAAGACACCGGCCTGTTTCTGTCGTTCACCAAAGCGGCGGCGACAGAGGCCTTGTCTCGAATAAACAATGCGGGTATTAAGGCCTCGACAATCCACTCTTATATGTTTTCCCAACTTGGGCTGTCCAAATCATCCGTTGTTGACGAGAAGAAGATGGCCGAATTTGGCCGGGCCACCGGCATACCATTTAAGGGGAGTGAACCGGGGTCGGACGAGCGGCAGGAGGGCGATGATTACGCTTCCATATTCGCTTACGCCAATAACCACATCACCGATTTGGGTCAAGCATACGACCATTTCGGCAGACCGGGCACCCTGAAACGGTTCGAAAATTTCGTTTCATCGTACACAAGCTGGAAACGAACTTTCGGGTACATGGACTTCGATGACATGCTGACGCGGGGGATGGAAGCCGATATCATCCGGCCAGATGTGGTGTTTCTTGATGAAGCGCAGGACTGTTCGCCCCTACAGTGGGCCGTATTCGAAAACATCAGCCGGTGCGCCAAGCGGGTGTTCATTGCTGGGGACGACGATCAGGCCATTTATGAATGGAACGGCGCAGACCCGCACGGGATGATCCGGTTTACTGAAAATCACGGCGGCAATTACAAGGTGCTGGACCACTCCTATCGCTGCCCGATACAGATCCTCGATCTGGCTAAAGAAAAGGCGCTGAAAGAAATAAAGACGCGGGTAGATAAGGACTTCTCCCCCAGCGGGGGCGTCGGGGTGGTCCGTCGATACGGCGACACCCTGAACTTTGACCTATCCTCGTTTGCAAAAGACGGCGGGGGCATGATACTATGTCGTGATCGTTGGAGACTGGACGAGATCCGTATGGCCTTGAACCGGGAGCTGATTCCGTATCGCATGCCGGGGGGATCTTCCCCGTGGACGAGCCGCATCGCATCCCAATTACGGGAAGGCGGGACACCCGAAATTGCGCCACATTGGCAGGAGTTTTACCGGCAAGCGGATCTCAGCCAGCCCATTAATATTTCCCTATCCACCATCCATCAAGCGAAGGGCCATGAAGCGGAGAATGTGGTGCTGGACCTGACGTTATCAAATCAGGTTCTGCAGAATTTGTACAAGGATCGGGACGCGGAATTGCGGGTGATGTACGTAGCAATGACCCGCGCATCCAAGGTTCTCAATCTTTGCGGCAGTAACCCATTACTATGAGCCTTAATCTAGCACGACTTTCCGAGTACCCCATCGTAGCCCCGGACACCGAAACCACTGGGTTGCACTGGTACAGGGATAAGATGTTTGGGGTCGCGATTTCCGCATATGATGGGCAAAAGATCCATTCTGCTTACTACGACATTCGGCAGAAACCGCAAATTATGGACGCCCTGCGTACCGAACTGCCCAAATGCAAGAAAGTAATTAACCATAACATGAAATTCGACTCCCACTTCCTGATCAATGAGGGGGTAGAAATTCCGTTCGATAACATCGAGTGCACTAGTGTCCGGGCCGCACTAATTAATGAACACGAGCCGTCATTCAAGCTGGGGATGCTGGGCGAAAAATATGTTGGCATGGGCAAGGTTGACATTTATGCCGAACTGGCCGCCTTATTCGGCGGAGCCGCCACCCCAGCGGTCCAGATGAAGAACTTACACCGAGCACCCGCCAGCCTAGCCGGGAAGTACGCTATCGCAGACCCGGAGATAGCAATTAAGTTGTGGTTGTGGCAGGAGGAGGAGATAAAGCGGCAGGAATTAGGCCGGGTGTGGGATCTGGAACGAAGGCTTACCCCTATCCTAGTCCAAATGGAGCGAAACGGGGTTAGGGTGGATGAGGACCGGGCGCACCGTTCGATGGACGACATCGACGTCATCCTGTCCAAGGCGCAACAGCAACTGAACAAGCTGGCCGGGGGTGCGGTTAACGCCAATTCCCCACTTCAACTGCGCAATCTGTTCAAGGTAACGAAGGCCGAAGCCGACAACACCCGAGGCTGGAAATGGGTGACCGACAACGGTTTCGAATTGAGTGTCACGGACGGGGGCGAGGCGTCATTGGCGAAGGAATCGCTGCTTATTATGACCGGACTGGGCGACAAACGGGCTGAGGCAATAATGACCCTGCGCCGGATGGGTAAGGCTCGGAGCTTCCTGAAAGACCATATCATCGGCCATGCTGTCGGGGGCCGGGTTTACCCAAATTACAACCAGACGCGGGGCGATAATGAACTAGGGACCGGGACGGGCCGGTTCTCCATTGATGACCCCGCGCTGCAGCAGATCCCGGCCCGTGATGCGGATGTGGCCGCCATCGTTCGGGCATGCTTTTTGCCGGAAGAGGGGGAAGAATGGGCTTGCGCGGACTGGGAACAGTTCGAATTTCGGTGGTTCGCCCATTACACCAAAGACCCAAAAATTATGAAAGCTTACCATGATGATCCAAACACTGATTACCACAAGGTTGTGTCGGATATTACAGGCATCCCACGAAACCCTGCTTATGCGGGACAGGCGAATGCGAAACAGATCAACCTTGGGTTGGTATTCGGGATGGGGGAGGGGGAACTCGCTTATCACATGGGCCTTGAGTACACAACCACTACGGACAAGAATGATCGGGAGTGGAAAAGGGCGGGGCCGCAAGCGCTTGATGTATTTAGTAAGTACCACACGGCCATACCGGGAGTCAAAAAGCTGTTACAACAAGCTTCTTCCATTGCTAAGTCGAGGGGCTTTGTCAAGACCGTGATGGACCGGCACATCCGGTTTCCCGGTGGCCGGGCTACGTACAAGGCCGGGGGTTTAGTATTTCAGGGAACGAGCGCCGATTGCATGAAGCAGAAGATGATTGAAATATGGCCAATCGCTAAGAAGGAAGGGTTCAGTATGCTGCTGTCGGTGCATGATGAACTGGACTTCTCGTTCCCAAAGAAGCAAACCAAGCGACTTGGCAGCATGATGAAAAAACAATTGGAGGTGTTCGACGGGGTGGAGTGTCCAATACACTGTCGGGTGCCAATTTTATCTTCGGTGCAGGGCGGCGTTGATTGGTTCGATGCCTCGAAAAAGAAATGACAAGATACTTCGGGAAGATTTGCGCCAAACACCCAGAATTGATCGGGGAAAGATTGACGTCAAACAGCAAGTGTGTAAGGTGCCATAGAGATAAGGTAAATAACTACAGGAAGTTAAACCCCGCATCCAACATTGATCGAAGAAAACGATACTATGATAATAACCCGGAGGTGTATACAGAAAAGACCGACAAACGGCGGCGGAATATGCCGACCCCAAAATGGGCCGATAAAAGAAAAATCCGGATGATATATAAAGAAGCGAGGCTTAAGGGGCTGACAGTGGATCACATAGTTCCTTTGAATAACCAACTAGTTTGCGGCCTCCACGTGGAGTATAACTTAAGGGTCATACCGCGCAGAGACAATAGTTCAAAAGGAAATTTATTCAAAATTTAGCGAGGAGGAATGATCATGGCATATGAACAGCGCGACAACAGCGGCACCCTAGGCCGCAATGACAGAAAAGAGAAAGACAGCCACCCCGACCATAAGGGGCAATGTATCATTGACGGCAAGGCGTACTGGATTTCGGCATGGATCAAGGAAAGCGTCAACGGGAAATTTTTCTCTCTGGCATTCCAGCCGAAGGAAGAGCAGCAAAGAACGACGGGATCGGTAGGCAAGCCATTAAGCACCGATTTCGTGGACGATGACATACCATTTTAAGGGGGAACGGGCATGATGTTTGAAGAGATAATGGAACGGGCTGAATTGCGCAAGCGGATGGACGAACTGAAGATGATGGAGGCGGAGTTCATGTTCGGTCTAGTTAAGATGAAACAGCAGCACAAGGGGGACAACTGCACCAAGATCATTTTGATGGATGAAATTTTGTCGGGTGTGACCAGAGCGTTGGTTGCTAGTGATAAACTTATAAACGAGGCTTAAAATGAAAAACGCATTCACATACATGATTTTTGATTTACAGTTCGGGTCCACCGGCAAGGGCCTGCTGGCCGGGTATCTAGCAAAGAAGTACAAGCCGGACACTCTGATTACCGCGTGGGCCGCCAACGCTGGCCACACCTTCATTGACTCGGATGGGCGCAAATACATCCACACCATGTTGGCCAACGGGGTTGTGTCCCCCAATCTGAAACAAGTTCTGATCGGCCCCGGTTCGCTGATCGACCCGCACAACCTTTACCGGGAACTCAATGAATGTGGTCTTGTCGACGGGTCGGGTGTAAACATATTCATCCACCCCCACGCGGCGGTGATAGCCCAGTCGCATCGGGACACCGAAGCTGGGCTGATGACAAAAATCGGGTCCACTAAGAAGGGGGTGGGGGCGGCGGCGATCCAGCGGATCGAACGCAACCCGGATGCCATGAACATCGCGGACGTTATGCTGAAGGGAACACCCCTAGAGCAATATTTGTGCTCAGTTACCGAATATAATGAGGCGGTGGACCGGGGGAATACAATACAGATCGAGGGTGCGCAGGGTTACAGCCTGTCCATGTACCATGGTTTCTACCCATATTGCACTAGCCGGGACGTTACCCCCGCCCAGACGTTGGCCGATTGTGGGGTGCCCATAAGCCGACTGAATAAGGTGTTCGGCACCCTACGCACGTACCCGATCCGGGTAGCGAACCGATTTGACGGGGCCGGAAATATGGTGGGTTGGTCCGGGCCGCACTACCCCGATCAGAAGGAGATAACGTTCAATGAATTGGGGGTAGAAACGGAACTCACAACCGTAACCAAGTTGCCGCGCCGAGTGTTCACATTCAGCAACACCCAATTGTACGAAGCGGTTCGGCAATGCGAACCAGACGAGTTATTCCTGAACTTCGCTAATTACATCAAGGATACGGATTCGTTGATATCCATGATCGTGGAAATAAACAAGGTGTTGGCGGGAATAAACAACGCCAACTGGATGTGCGCACCGTATGTGCGGTTCGCTGGTTTTGGGCCAACGGTCGATGATATTCTTGAACTGCCGGACAGCATCGACCCCATCGTAATCGGCAGTGTATTGAAGGCCCGACGCAAGAGCGACGAATCATATTTCATCGGACTGAGGACACCATCATGACCCAAAAATTTCTTATGTCGGAAGTTATGATCGAAATCGCCGCCGAGCGGTTCTATCAGGACCAAAAGCATGGCAACCTAGAAAATAGTGGCCATACCATCGGGGAGTGGATTATCATAATGGAGGCCGAACTTGCGGAAGCCAAACATGCCCTAATTAAGGGCGGAGAAGGGCGGGACTCGGTTCTGCATGAAATCTTACAGACGGTGGCCACAGGGGTGGCCTGCCTAGAGCAGCACGGATTGATGGAAATAAAAGGGAGGGCAGTATAATGGCTGAGTTATCATTGCGCCAGAAACTGCGCACCGGTCATGTGAAGCGCTGGCAGATCGTTCGCGTTGCGCGGGAGCAGACCATTGCCGAGCATATGTACTTGGTGGCGCAAATAGCCGAGCACCTAAGCCGGGAGCTGGGTGCCGAGCCGGATGTCCGAGTAAGGTGCATCAGGTGGGCAATGATGCACGATATCCCGGAAGTGGTGACTGGGGATCTGGCCACCCCGGTAAAAGCGGCAATGCGCGAAGCGGTTCCACATTCCGACCCCATCCGGCGTATAGAATTGTCTCTATCTGACGAATACAGCAGATTTTACCTATCGCTGAAAGATGATTACCCACTTGTCATACGGATAGTGAAGCTGGCGGACACCCTCGAGGCCGTAAACTTCTTAGTCCACGAAGGAATGGGGAAACACGCGGAAGACGTGCTGGACGGCCTGAGGGAGCGGGTGGTTCTTTTGGCGGGGGAATGCATAGATATCTATCCCCAATACGCGTGGTGGCCGGTAATTAACGGCATTATGGCGGAGATAAATGATGCCTAAGCCTCCTAAAAGTACTTGGGCCATAGTGTTGTTTTGCATCGGGGCCGTAATTTATAAGATAGGCCGGATTGCGGGAAAAATATGACTGAAAATGAATATAAAAGACAATTCATGCTGGCGATGATGCCATATGGATTTGAGTTTCAGGCCCATGAGGATATGTACGGGAAATTCGTCCCGGACTTGTCATTCAGCGCTCACAATACTGATGGGTGGATCGAAGTAAAGTATGTGCCGACTCCACCAAAAACGTTGGACGACATTAAGCACTACACCAAAGGGCAGGAAAAGTGGTTGATCGACAGAGGGAACAGGGGGTCGGGGAACTGTTATTTACTGGTGGGATCCCCGGATCGCCATATCCTGTGGAAATGGAGTTCGATCCGGGCGGTTAGAAAGTTAGACTGGGCGATGGCTGTTCAATTTGCCAGCATAAACACCTATAACATGCAAATGCTGACCAAGGAATTTAACCAGCTAATCCGGCTTCCTTAGTTCATCCTTCATTTGACTGCTGTTGCTGGACCCGAGCCAGAACTCTTTTACCCCGGTCCATCCGCCAATCAAGATCAGGGTAACGATAGCGCCCTTGAGTTCTTGGCTGAATTTATCCGAGTTAAGAACGACGATGGACCCGATGCCGGAGAACAACACAAACAGGATGGACAGCAGATGTATGAACTTGAACTGGCCAATTACAGGCCGTTCCATTTTTGAAAAATCACGGGCGGCGGCGAGGCTTTTTTGTTTGATGGCATCCTCGCGTTCCATAATATCCATCAATTCAGCGCGGCTGGCGCGGAGCGAGGTGTTTGCTGCCTCCGCCGCCTGCGGATCGCTCTGGATTTTCTCGACCGCCGCTTGAATATTGGGGGCGTCAACAGCAGTCATAACCATTTCGGACGCCTTCACTAACGCCGCTATATTCCGCTCTGCGACATTCGGGCTGGCGAATATTCTGGCAAACTCGGGGATAGCGGAAATTAGCGACGGGATCGCTGCTAACAGGAATGGTGCCATGTCTTTCTCCTTTGCTTTGGTACTTCGGTCCTCGACAGGTGCCGGGGGTTGTGTTTCGGGGATAAGTTTTCTCAGGCCGTCTATTATCTGGATGTCAGAATAAACCACCCGGCCATTTTCATGCTTGATGATCGCCTTGGTGAGCGGCAGCAGGACATCGGGCACCCTGACTTCATCGTCGGCCCCGACCCCCACATCACGGGCTACCGAATTGACGTAGGAATTCGTGTCATTCTCGGACGGGGGTGCCCATCTGTTGATTATTTGACGGATGGTTTTCAGGCCATGTTTTTCTTGATAAGTAATTAATATCTTGGCTAGCGCCCGAATACCGTATTCAACGGAGGAAAATGTCTCAAACGCAGCGTCATGGCCGGGGATCTTACCCAGCCATTGAGTGCTGGATATCCGGATGTTGCCGGGATTATTGTTTCTCTCCCCCCTAGTTTCAGATTGGCTCATCGTCGCGATCCTCTGTTGGCCTGAATTTCATGCATTCCGTAAGATTAGGGAATCCTGGAATAATCCACAAGCAAAAGTGGCGTTCGTGGGTTCCTTCCCGCACCGTGGTGAGCCGGTGCCAGTCGCATTCCTCACAAATTCTTGCCGGTAACATCTGGGGGGTGGCCAGTTTTGAAGAAATACCATATCAAACCAATTGTGCCCCCCACTATGGATATCCATTTTATTAGGGAACTCAGGAATTTGATGGTGGTTACAAACCCCTTCGCGTTATTCCACGCGTCGAGGATCTCCCGCATCTCTCGTATGTCGTCACGGATTTCATGGATCGTTGATGTGGCTTGCACGAATGCGTCCACACGGCCATGAAGAATCGCCATAGATTTATCAACTTCATCCCGACACTCCTTTAATTTTTCTTCATTCACCACGATTGCCCCCCCCCATTTAGCGTTTTCTCGCCCACCACTTAACAGTCACTGTTTGGGTTACTCCACTCCCATTTCGTAACAAATAATTTAGATTTCCAGCAGAGGGCAATGAAGTTGGGGTATTTGACCCCGTCGACCCCACATATTTAACTCGTTTATCTGTTCCGATTAAAGCCCCAGAACAGAGCACAGAATTTACTATAGCCGCATCACTACCTATCAGTGAGAATCCGAAGTCAATATCATCAGTTCCAAGACCGTGTGCAATCGGTCCTTCTTCAACTCCTGAAGATGCTAAACTCGCTGTAGTGAATGTTCCAGATGCGAACCCCGCAGATAGCGAACCACCGGAAATTGTAAGGCCGCCAGCCACAGATAGCTCTTCAATCGCCCCCGAACCAGCGGTGGACCTACCCAGCATCTTGGCGGTTGATTGGGTGAGACCAGAAGCGGTTATCAAACCGGCGGAAATTGAACCAAAGGTTACTTCCGTCCATATGTCAGGGGACGGGGACACATCAGCGATGAACTGCCCTCCGCCAGTTACCGTATAAACTTTACTGGCTGCTCCATCAATGGTGTCGGTTCCGGCCCTATTTACTGTGACTGTATTTGCGTCGCTCGTTTCTTTTTTTATGCCCACTGTAAATGGCATCGTTGTTGCTGATATTTGCGGAAGATTAACGACCACACTCCCGCCCGCCGTGTCGATTACAAACAGCTTTCCGTTATCCCCTTGAACGACATTAACGGGGCTATCTACGATGGTTTTAAATACGACATCGCGCCACAGGGCGCTGGCTAAAGTGGCAGCGGCGGCGGCTGCACTATTTGACGCGTTAGTTGCGTATCCTGATGAATCTATGGCACTATTTGATGATGCTGTTGCTGAGGCAGCGGCGGCGGATTCAGAAACGGCGGCGGCGGCGGCACTAGCGGCAGCGGCAGACTGCAGGGTATCTGGGTCATAAGCGGAGTTTGCTAGACCGGTGGCGGTTCCGTTCCATTTCAATGCCCGATTAGCAACGGCTTGAGGAAGGACTACGGACGTTGTGGTATCGCCGTCCGACAACCGAAATGCGCGGGTAGCGATGTCATACACCCGCTGGGCCAGCATAGTCAACTTATCGAGCGCTTTTTCGTGGGTGGCCGATGGGAATTTATCGTTGCGCGGGTAAGATATCGACTGCAGCAGATCCGGGTCCCGGATAATAGTCAACTTGTACGCACTGGATAATGATGTAATTAGTGTGAGGGCGCCTCCGGCAGGGTCCCCGGCTCCAGTTATGGTGTAGTCGGTGGTTAGGGCAAGTGTGGATTCCGCCCCAGTAGCGATAGTGGTCCTTACCACTTTCAGATCGTCGTTTTCCAAGAAGTAATATGGGATGGCGAACGGCCCAGTGGTTCCGGCACCGGTGTAAGTAACGCGGGGGCTTGCAGTTGATACAGTCATTTTATTCTCCTAATACCGGCATCTTCATGTTTCGGTGCAGTTCTTTCAGCCTTCCCACCTCAACGGCAAACGCCGCATTGGCTGGGTTATCCAGTATCTGCCGGGCGGCCAATTTTCTGTAATCCCCGATTGTGGACTCTATGAAAGCCTTGCGGGACTCGTCGCTCATTATGTTGAAGGCGGCGGACATGGGGTGTTTACCGGACACCACAGCGTTCAAGTAATCCTTGGCCCCCATACCCCATGCCGGGTGCTTGAGGTCGTTCCCGGACAGGCGGGCGTATTCGTCATAAATCTGCGGATATTTCTTGAGATTCACCTGCACCCCGTCAATTACGGTCTTTTTGCCGATTCTTTGAACACCATGTTCAAGCCGAGTCATTTCCTTATCTATCGGTGAATCGACCATCGGACGGCTGGCCATCGGGGACATGGCATCATATACCTTGCCTAACCCAGATTCAGCCCTGATTTCCTCACCCCACAAGCTGCGGCGGGGCGGAAGTTGTTCAGATAGGAAGGCTATCCGGGCCTGAACGGCTTCCATCGGAGAACCGGCCTCCCGCTGGGTCGGGTCCACGATGTTCTTTACGCTTGATGACAGAGCGGTCAACGGAACGAATGATGCGACCAGATCATCAACATAGCGTTCGGAATAGCGCTTGGGATCGGACATCACCTCAACAAACTTTGCGAATCCCTCAAGATAGGTCTTATTAATTGTGACTTGGGAGACGGATGCTATCGACATAGCCATTACTTCCTGCCATTCGTCCACGTCTTCGTTATCAATTTCACCATGGCGCACCGCTTCGTTGATGGAAGCCGCAAATCCCATGGTTGTGCCGAACGGGTCGGCCCGGTTGTATGACACCCAGCGATCACCAGATTTGAATGAATATGGCTGCCACCCCTGACGCATAAGGGCCTCGCGTTGGGCCGGATCTTTAGGCCCCGCTCCCGACACCAGACCGCTATCGGCGTAGTCCATTGCCGTTGTCATGATGGCGGTGCCAGTGGACATACGCGCCAACGCCAGATCGGCCCGAGCGCCCCCGGCAGCTATATCCGCCCTCCACTGGCCGACGAGGGGAGCGAACGGCGTTCTCTCAAACGTATACCGGGCTATATTGGCCGGGGTGCGCACAAACGGAAGGACGAACACCAGAGGGTTCAGAGCCGAATCCACGTTGCGCAAGTTCATCATGGCTTGGCCGAACTTACCAAGCTCATTGCTAAAGGTGCTATACAGCGCCGCATCCGCAGAATTTATGCGCAACGCTTCGGTTGGGTTGTCGATAAGCTCCTGTGTCCGCATTGCCAGATCCGGGCCTTTGTGTCCTTCTTGGCTGGCCGTCCGCAAAGCTTGAGCGCGGAGTTCCATGCGATACCCGATGGTTTTAAAGAATTCATCCTCCGCCGCCAGCAAATGACCGGGGACCGTGGCCGCATGGCCCATAAAATCGACAAATCGGCCCAATCCCGTTTCCCGCGATATGTTAAACGCGTCGGACGACATAGAGTTTGGCCGGGCTATATCAATCTTATTGATGCTGTGACCGGACTGGCCGGTTTTTAGCGCCAGCGCCGACATGCGAAATGCGTCCTTAATGGACTCAATTGCCCCAAACGCCATGGCTGCAGATTCACCGGCAGCAACCGCATCACTCCCGGTAATGGCGCTTATGCCCCTAGCCGCTGCCCGTTCGTATATTTGCTGGAACGCCACCAAGGTGTTCGACATTATGTTTACGGCATGGGTTTTGGGGGAGGACAATAGACCATTGATCCACACCTCACGCAGGGCGTCCATCGAAGTAGCACCCATTCCGCGTTCGGCAAACCGGGCGATGGCGGCGGGACTGGCCCCGGTTTCGGCAAGAATGGCTAAACGGCGGGCCATTTCTTGCGAAGCTTCGGGGCCGCCCATTGCGCCCATGATCTGGTCAATGGCCCTTGCCTTCTCCATATTGCCGCCAGCCGGGATGGCCCATGATGCCAGCGCCCTAGCAGTTTCAGTTCGGGCACCAATAACTTCGGACTGGATAGCGGCATGGGTGGCCATCATCTTTCGAAAAGCGTATTGGTCCAGCGGGGAAGCATCAGCACTAGCTGCCTTTTTTGCGGCTTCGACAAGTCGATTACCAGAAGCGGCCCATAACTGACGGGCGGCCACGGCTTCCTCGGCATTGAATCCTTGACCCTTACGCCGGGCCAATAAGTCAGTGGCAGACATCCCCAATTCGTCCGCCATTTTTTGGGTTTCTGCCTGAGTAATGACCCCCCTCTTGGCTTCATCAATCGTCCCTTTCGCGGCATCCGTCATCTTGCCCATAGCGAATTTTATCTGCTCAGTGGAATCAATCCGAGAGAAGTTGATGTATGTACCGAAATCCTCGCCACTAACGGTAACTTTTTTATTACCGCGAACAACAGATTCCGGCTCAAACTTCGCGGTATCCTCGACTCCTCGCCCAATTTTTACCGGAATGTCGGACGCCTTCTTGGGGACAACCTCAAACATCGGCTTGCTGGGGTCCCCGACAGCGTGGGCCATCTGTTCATCGGTAACTTCACCGTATTTAGCCTTGAGGTAAGTGTCCTCTGTCTGCTTGACCTCTTTAACTTTTCTAGACGCCCGGAGTGCTCGGGCACCCGCGAAAACGCCCTCAGCCATTCCACCCAGTCCGGCCCCTTCAATGGCATTCTTAAACCGGGCCTCAATTTCCGAATCATCGGACTTGGAAGACAAATAATCAGTCAATATGTTTTGTGGAAGACCGGCCTTATTCCACAAGTCGGACAACCGGCCCTCATGCGGGTCCTTTGTAGCGAAATCTGCGATAGCACCAGCCGATATTGGCGTGGCAGCCTTACCGGCGACGCCAATAGCCTTCAGGCCATTGAGCGCCGGGATAAACCCGGTAAGAAATTGAGCGGCAGACTTAACCACGGCCCCGGTTGTGGTTTCTGGCTGTTCGTATTTAAACGTCAGGTCAGCAACGTTTGCGTTCAGCCAGTCCGACAGTGGGGAAATAAAGGATGTGGCGTTCATTACCGCCTCATTCACTCCCTTAACGGCGGATGGGACGACCTCCGCCACATTACGCATAATGGTCCCGGCTGTGGATTCCTCATGCACTGGTTGGCGGCCCAATTGATCGTCCGTTGGGCGGCGTTGCGGGGTGGCCGGGGGCAACTGTTTACCGTCCGGGGCCGAATGGGAAGAGGCCGGGACACCCCCTTGGTCAAACGTCCGCATGAATTCCTCCATCTGCTGGGAATCCTGCGATTTTTGGTCTCGGGTGGACTTTTCAACATACGATGGCCCCAGATCCTGCGGGGGTTCACCTATTTGCTCCCAAGTAACGCTACCGTTCGCCATTATTTGCCCCCACTTGCGGCTTTACGCCATCTGTTAAGTATAACCATTTCTTGGTCAAATTCTTGCTTGGTCATTTCGCCCTTATCCAGTTTGGACTGGGCTTTCTTGGCCGCGATCCCAACGTCCGACAGCATGCCGTTGGGGTCAGTGGTGCTGCGTCGGATTGATCCGCTGCGCGGCTGCGGGAGGGCCATCACAGTGTCAGAAAAGTCTATAAACTTGTACTGGCCTACGATTTCTTTTCCACGTTTGGCAATCTCTTCATCCGTATGCTTGCCGGAATTAACCCAACTGTCATAGGTATACAGCGCTTCCGCAAATCGGGATTTACCCACAGGGTCCTGAACCATTGGGCCGGGGTCCAGAGAATCCCTGATGTATGACCGGGTGCGTTGGAACTCGTTTTTAGGGCCTTCGCTGTCCTTGAGGGACTTGGCATGGGTGAGTGCCGATGAAAGGTTTTCATTGGACAATAATCCGTTTTTGTGCGCTTTTAGCGCGTAAGCGTGGGCCGCAGGGGGATCAGAATACAGCAACTCCTGCAGATGGCGGAAGGTGCCGGGATCGGTTTTAACGCCCCCGGTAGAAGCCTGTTTCATCCCCTCCAACAGGCTGTGGTATTCGGGAGCGGATAACAGGGGCCGGATCTGCTCTACGTAAGCCCTGTTCAATTTCCCACTGGCCAGCCTGCCCCAACCCTCTTTCATGGCGTCTTCGGCCAATTGTTTCTTTACCTTTTCCGCTGCAATATTGGCATCCCCGTCTATTTGGGCTTTCAGACGAATAGCCCCCTCAAACATCTGAGTTCTGCGCTCAAACGGCAGGGCGTCAAATGCGGGGTTTCCGGTCATCCCAGTTATGTTACCGGACGACTTGCGGACTTTACCGGTGGCCGGGTCGGTTGCCCCCATGAACCCGATTGAGTCAAGGAACTGATTGGGGGACTTCTGAATTTGTGACCACACGGCGGCACCCGAAATTCTGTCTACCGCCTTTTGGCGCAATTCCGATTTCTTTATGGGCGGCAGGTTGGCAGAATCAATAACTGCAAGTTGTTCGGCCAGCGCAATTTTATACTGCGACGGGTCGGTGTTCATCAATTTTTCAGTGTTGTCGATGGCAGAGGTAAATTTATCAGACCGGTAATCAATCCGGGCCTGAGCCTCAAACCGCATGGCACCCTCACCAATCTGGGTGCGCATTTCCAACATCCGCTCTTTCATGAATTTTTTAGCAGCACCAGAAGGGGCGGACTCGACCGACTTATCCATATATTCGTCGTAATCCTTAAGCATCCCTTCCGTGAAATTCGGCGCACCCGGTTCGGCCTTGGATTGGCGCTCGATAAGTTGGGACGTCCAGTCAAGACGAGCTTTGGAAAGGGCTTCAGCACTCCAAGCTCTGGCTGTTTCTTGATCCCTTTCGACCAGAGTGTCAGCAACGTCCGCCATCCCCTGACCGAGGAATTGCATCCCTCTGCCGGTTCCGGTTATTTCCGCCGCCCTCATTTCCGGCCCACCGGCAACACCGGGGGTGGTTGTGCGCTGCTGATATTCGTTTATATTTGGCATCGTTAACTCTTCTGCGACATACCGTAAGCCTTGGCCCCGCCGGACATCAAGGCGCTAGCCGCCGCCATATTGCCACTGACCCCAGCATTGTACGACCCCACCCTGTTCATCCCGGCGTTGTAGTCCTGCATGTCGGCTTCTTGTAGCAGGCCCCTTGCTTGCATGGCGCCCTCATAACGAATATTCAATGCGTCCAATTCGGCCAATACTTCGGATTGGCGTTCAAGGTCGGCATTACTTCCTCCAAGACCCAGACCGGATTGGGCGGCGAAAGCCCTTTGCTTCCCGATAAACATGGCGGCGTTCCGGCGTTGTTGCTCCTCACGCTGGTTTGCGACTTGGTAACTGGTTTCGGCTTTTTGCCGATTAACAGCCGCATTATACTCATTGGCTTGCGCGTACGCAGCGTATTGGGCTTTTTGCTGTTGCCCCTGCTGGTGCGCCCCCACGGCGGACAATACCGTCGACGCTACCATTAACCATACGGCCATTATGAGAACCTCACATAAATATCCGCGTCATGGCCGCCCGGAAGAAATTTTTCTTCGTGGTGGTGGAACGGGACGCCCAGCATCTTTACCCAACGATGGGCTTGTTCAAAATCAGACCGGACGGTAACCTCCAGTCTGCCGTAATTATTACAGTGGAGTTCGATTAATCTTTTACTTATGCGAGTTATGCGCAACATATGTTTGGCGGCTTTCTTCGACAGCATGGACCACAACACCCACCTGCCTTCCCAACATTTAGCCATTCCGCAACAGAATAGCACCTCACCGTCCAGCATTCCGGTATAAGCAATACCGGCGTTTTTCAGACCACGGGCGTAACCCTCGGTTATCCCGCCCGATATTTCGCTCTGCATATCCTGAAGATCTATGCCGATGGCGTGTTCTGGTTCGAAGTCAATTAGTTCAATCATCTTGCGTCCTGCGTTGCCATTTGTGGCATCAGTGACACCACGGTGCACGGAAGCGGTTGGTCCTGTACTATGGTTATTAAAGCTGGATTATCGTACCCATCCGGCCACGAAACGGTTTTTATGCCGGTAAATAAGGGCAGGGCTTCATCCATATTATCCCCGCCGCCACGAGTCAAAACGACGTCCATTTGGGCCGTTTCATCCGCCCCGTATTTCGCGCCGATGGTGTTATCGAACCGGATGCCGACTTTAGAAATTCTTTGGGTCTTACCCATCGAGGTGCCATCTTGCGCCCCAGCATTGATCGGCATCGGCTGTATCACAGCAGGGCAAGAGAGTCCGACATGAATACGGCTGACTGGCCACTGAAGGGATATCGCCCCGGCTGTTACCACACAATCCGGATGGGCCGCGCCGTCTGCACAAACTTGAACCGTTTGCCCCTCCAGATGCCCCAACCCGCTAACGGATGTTACGGTCATTTTCCATCCACCGGAAGCAATGGCCGTTAGATTCGGCCACGGTGAATTAATGGTGCAGACCACGTGGGTTGTGTCAGTGTAAGTGGTTATTTCTGCTGTTGCTTTTTTCCAAATGATTTTGCCAGTTATATCTATTTCATAATATCTATAAACTATGTGTCTGCTGACATCACCGGATGAAAAGATGGCCGAACCGGCTGTAAATACAACCCCCACAGACCCTTTTACCGTAGCCCCGGCTCCGGGGGTAAGGGTCGCGGCCTTTGTATTATCCAGTGACAGGCCGGAATCAACATAAAATATCGATTCCGGGTCATCCCCCTCTTCATAATGGTATTCCATCCATTCCACGTAGCGTTGGGCGGCCCCGTTTACATAACGGCGAACGATCATCCACAATTCATCGCGGTCCCCGTCCGGGGCCGGTATGGAAATAATTGATTCGACAATGGCGTATTGATCCTGATCGGCATTGGAATATCCGCCGATTCGGTGAGGGTGCCACCCTCTGACGTCCTGCTCCCGATTCAGCGTAAACCCCAGCAGTACCCCGTCTGACCGCGCACACCACACAACGGAATCGGGTTCCTGTTGGTAAGCCATGTCAATTATCCCGCCACGGGTTATGTGTTCAGCCAGCACCGTGGTGTCGGAGGACACCCAACGTTCGGTCACGCTTTCTGCAAACATCATGTCCCGGACTTTCCGGCCCGATTTTTGCACAAATATTACGCCAGCACCTACCCGACAAACAGGGATGTGGCGGGACCCGTACTCGGATTGCTTTTTGGCCTTGGCGTTGGCCGGGCCGAATGGCTCAGTGGTGGATATTTCCGACATAGCGTGTTCATCACCAGCCGTCCCGATCAGCAGGGCGGTGTCGGACGGAGCAAGCCATTCAATCCGGTTTGCCTTATCTGAAGTTATATCGGAAACAATCGACATATCGGCGGTTACCAAACCGCCGTCGTCCTTACGCTGGAAATTTTCAAAATCCCCCGATACAGATTGCCAGATCTGACGGTCTCTGGCAAACGCCAATCTCTCCCGGAAGAAAGTAACATTATCCGGGTATCCATCAACACCACTCCATGCGCTGAGCGCCCAGCGGTTGGTGGCATTACCTACCCCGACCGCCCCGTCCGGTATGCGAGAAACCACCGTGGCGGTTGCCGTGGTCCCTCCGCCCCCGATTGCTGTTATGGTAGCCCATCCATATCCGGGATCATCAAATTGCCATTGCACCCCGGCGTCGCCATCATACCTAGCGCCGTACGAGTGTACCGGTTTGATGGACCCAGTGGTGGCCGCATTCAGGGCGCTGTAATTTTTACCATCGGACCGCCTTACGTTACCGGCCCCGATAGCTTTGCCAACTTCCCATTGCTTTATGGCATCAACGGCCTTTTGTTCCAAAAAGAAATCCGTTCCTACATGCCCAGCTAAGAATATGGCGGATGATGCGGTTAAGGTGACCACTCCGGTATTGGCACTGGAATATACTGTAATGGTGGCGTCCGGGTCCACGTCCTGAAATGGCCCGGCATACGGGGCCATGGCGGCTAGGGTAAATGTGGCGGCCCCGGTGCGGGTTAATTTCCTTGGCGCATAATCCGGATGACAGATGTACAACACATCGCCCGACTGCACAAACCGTAGGGCAAAGGTTCCATCTGCGTTCGTTAAATTAGCGGTGGTGTAAGGGGTCGCGACTTCATATGGAGCACCAACAACACCATGATTTGAGAAAAACCTAACATACAGGTGCCCAAATTCTAGAACGTAGGCTTGTTCAATGTTAAATTCAAACCGCCATAACCAAGTACGGGCCGCGCTGTCCTTAACTTCGGCAACATACCTAGTCCCCGGTCTACGCCGGGCCGGACCTTGGGGGGATATTATGAAATTGCGGATTTTCCTGCAGGCGTGTTCGTAGTATTTTATGTCCGTCCGCCCGGCCATCAGGGGCGAAAATTCCCCGGCGTTCATGGAGGTTATGACTGGTGATACTTTAGCCATTTGCCACCTCATAGAACACGGCGTTAATGTGCATAGCCTTACTTAATCCGGATGTATTTTTTAGTCTGATTAAATATACGGTATCCAATGCAAGAATAAATTCATCATCAAAATTAGCTGACCCCCCTTGGGAATGTGGCCCAGATCCGCCAACTACCAATGAACTTTCAATTTGGTTTCCCAACGTTATCACGGAGGGGCTATGGGCCGCCACCAATGAAGAAACGTTAGCGGATCTTCTATTTCTATTGCCGACTACTAATTGGGTGCCGCCGGAAACAACGGCACCCTCATACACATATAATTCAGATTCGCCGCCAGAATCGACTACAAATACACCGTGAATAGTAACGGAAGCCGGAGTGGCCACCACTATGTCCGCGAACGCCCCGTCCAATACCTTATTAGCGGAGTCCCATAAATGGCCAAAAGAATACATCACCCCCTCATGTATTCTAAGATGTTCCGTAGATATTATTGGTAGCGGTCTTTCCGACCCAACGGCAGGGTACGATCCGGGAGTCGCGCTGGCATAATGTAGGCGAACGGGGGCGGCCAATTTAGTTGAATGAGGGGCGGCTATATCCATTATAGTCTCGACATCAGCCAGTCGTCATCGGCCAATCTTTTTGGAGGCAATTCAATGGCGTTGGCACGTATGGCCAAGGATATGGCCGTGGAAAAAGCCTTTTCCGCCCTAGCCCGTTTGGTATCCGACTGGGTTAGGGGTTCGGCCAACTGTTCGGCCAATTTTGCGGAGAAGGATGTAACAAAATTCGGAGCGAATTGGGCCGTATCGGTAACGCGCTTAACATAACGCAAATTTAACGGGGCGGCCATATCGGTTATAATTTTTCGATCTTCCAGTTCAAATTCCTCCGTTGGCGCGGATCGGTAATCGGTAAGATCGACCCCGGCATAATGATCACCAACAAATAAAATCCTCAAGCAATCCGATGGTAACTGGTATTGCAATGAATATCCGAAGGCGGGGGCGTCTGAAAGGGCGGGGATTTGCGATCTGGTCTTGGCAAACGACCAGTCATACGCCGAAAGAAGTGAATCGCGGGTCAGAGTAAATACGGCCTTTGCTTCCCTTGCGGGTTTTACATCGTCGTCCATGGACGCAATGCGAGACTCACCTAAGAGGGTGAGCGCAAAGTTAACTATTTCAACTTCGGAGGCCATTTTGGGCCTCCCTTACGCCGGGGGCCAGTTGCCCTTGATGATGTGATACTCGAACTTTTCGAGCGCCAGAAGCACATCCTCCTTGGTCAGGCTGACCGCCAGATCAACTGTCAGTTCAATTCCGTCTGCGGCCACGGCGGACCCGACACCCTCGGTAACTTGGTCCATATTTTCGCCACGGGACAGTCCATAAATCCTTGTTGCCATGATTCATCCTCCAAAAAGACCCGTGGCCGAAGCCACGGGAAAAGCGGCGAAAGCTGCTTAGTTTTTGCCAACTACCCCGGCAGTCAAGGCGAACGAACCGGAAGCGGCGGTGGCAACCACCACCGTCGCAGTAACGTCATACTCAATTTGCGGATCGGCGGAAAGGCCCAACAATTCCCAGATGGGTTTTTCCATGTTAGCCACCGTGATGATGCCGGATTCGCGGTGGATGTCCAAACCCCGGTTTGCCGTATTCATGTCAACGGCGGAGGCAAACAGATCGGCATCGGCCACGGCACCGCCGTTTGCGGCGGTCTGGTAAAGGCCGAAATCCATGGTGCAGGAAGCGCCAAGGGTGGCGTTGTCCAGCCGCAAATCGCGGATGGTGTCATTGGATTTGATGCGGAAAAAGCGGTAGGTGCTGCCTGCCGCCATGGTGGTAGTGGCGGCACAAACGCCCCGCATGTGGCGGACGCGGCCATTTGCAACTTGAGCGCTGTTGATTACTGCCGGGGTTGCGTCGGCATTGGTCAATTGCGCGGATTTAATAGCTTCGGTAGTCATAGTTCATTTCTCCTGAATTTAGCGGTTGAGTGAGTTATTACTCAGCGCACTTGATTTCGACGACTTTCTTCTCTTCGGAACGGGTAGCGCCGAAGGTCCCGAATACGTAAACTTGGATCGGCAGACCGGCCAGATCCTTACGCTGCGAGATATCGGTGGTGATGTCGTTCCAAATCGCCAGATGCATGCCGGACCGAGCGTAAGCTGGGATGCGCCGATAAGTGCTGGCATCGGTGGACAGCAACTCGGTGTGTTTCAGATTGAAGCCCAGGAAACGGGTGATCAAGCCCTCGGTAAGCACCGGTTTTTCGTTGAAATCCAGAGAGATAACCTGAATCTCGGCCAGAAGGTTGTCGTGCTGCTTGGCGGTGACGGGCAGAGTAAGCGGGTCAGTTTCGATATCCACCTCGGCGGCCATCAGAAGACGCTTTGCTTCACGGAGTTTCGCCACGGTGAGGCCGACGTTGCCGGATGCGCCATAATTAACGGCCACTTGCTGGCCAGCCGGGAAGGTGGTTGTAGTTCCACCATTTTCGCCAGACTTACGATCCCCGAAGAACGCGGAAATGATTTCCTTATCCTGAGCGCGGCCCATAGCGTAAGTGCCGTTGATTGCATAGGTGGAAGTCGGATCGGTCAGCATGCGCAACTTGTCGATGGAATCCAGCATGTCATTCCAATCATAGTCCGAAGGGTAGACCCAAGGACGATCGGTTGGGGTGTCAGCCGGGGTCAATGCCGGGTAGCGGGTGGTGCGCTTGGTTGCTTCAACCTTACCGATCTGATCGACCACAGAAGCCGCTTTGGCACCACGAATGGAGTGGGGGGTAACGGAATCGCGAAGACGCGAACCGCGTTGTTGCAGCAACAGTTCGATGGTGGAAGCGTATTGCTGCGCGTAATGGGTTGGTACGTTGTCGGACATTTGGGTTGCTCCTAAAAAGTTTTGTGTGAATTAACTTTTGCTTAGGTGTCCCGTTCGTCACGGACCTGCGCTAACAGATTCATTCTGCTGGATGCCCGGTCTTCCCCGAGTTCCGGTAGGCCCCCGCCTTCGGCGGGGGGTCCCTACTGTAAGACCCCATGATAACACACCATGGGCACTACTGTCAAGACGGTTTGTTCGGATACGCCACCTTATGCAAACGGTCCCATTCGGCCTTTTTATCCGCGTCCCCGCTGGCAAAAGATTTGGCCCAAGCCGGGTCGGCTTTGAGTTCAGAAATACGAACCCTCGCACCTTCGGGGGTCATCCCGCCGTTAATGCCATTGCCTTCCCCGCCAATAAAGCCATGCTCACCCGTAGACTGGCCGATGTTGGAAAAAATTTTCATCGTGGCCCGAGAACCAATCGCCCCTTCGATTTTGGTCAGGGTTTCTTTCAGTTGTTCGGGATTTTTATGCGGAATGAAAGACGCGGCTGCGCGGCGGCTGAACTCGACGTTCTTGTCGTAGTCCTGCCCCCACTCATCTTTCAGTTGCCCCATCTCGCGATCGGCTTGTTGTTCCCACTGGGCGTATTGCGCGTCCCGCGCCTCTTTCATTTCAGAGCCGTACCACTTTTGGATCTCACTGAAAAATTGGGGCGGCATGCCCATTTTATGGGCCGCATCGCGGAACTTAACCATCATGGGGTCGTTTTTAACTTCATCCGGCAAGGTGTACCCATCGGCTGTTTCGGGAACGCCGCCTACCTTCTTATAGAACGACTGCCATTCCTCGGGAGTTGCGTCTGGCTTGGGGACGATGACACCCCGGCCAGCCTTGTCCGCCCCGACGAATTTTTCCAGATTAAGGGCCTTATTAGCTACGGCCTCCGCGTCGGGGTACGCGTCTCCGTATGCCCCTAGCCATTCTTTTACGCCCTGATCCTTGAATCCGTCGTACCATTTGCCCCCGGCTGGCGCCGCTGCCGCTGGGTCATTCGCTGAAACACTCGCCGCCGCTGGATCTGCTGCGGGAGTCCCTTCACCTGCTGCTCCGGTCCCGTCACTCATTTTTATTGCTCCTCATCGAATTTATCCACAAGTCTGTAAATATCAGCATCTGTCAGGTGGATGTTCTGACAGATGCGGTGCCACACCTCAAGCCGACCGATAGCAATGCCGGTGGCTATCGGATCAATCTGTTGAGTCGCTGGTGACACTATTGCCGGGGTTGATGTCCCCCGGCAAAATTGCCGAAGGTCCGACATCACTATTTCCGCCGCTGGAGTCAACAGGCCCTTTGGGCTGAATATCGCTCGGTACGCTTGCCGCTTCTTCAGCACCATGCTCTTGATTTTGTCGAACATTCGCTTCATCCTCATCTGTGAACGTTGTCACTCGTTCTTGGCCATTTACGATTTCTTTAGTTTGATGCATGATTTCTCCTTATTGCACTGTTGCCGGTTGAATAAAACTTGCCGCTTGCGCCGCTTGCGCCATATTTTTGGCGGCACTTGCGGCTGTCCCGGCTCCTTCGAGTAACGAAGCCTGTTCTTGTTGTTGCTTTCTCCCCTCCCGGATCGCTAGCACGATGTCCGGGGTGCGAAGGATCTTGGTTGGTACGCCATTAATTTCGGCCAACTCGCGGACCAAGGCATCATCATCAAAGATGTCCATTACTTCTGGCTTGACGTTGGCTATCGGGCCTATGGCTTCAATGGTGCGCATGATGGCCACCCCATCTTCGGCCCGGCGCAAACGGGACAGGGGCGAGGTGTACACCGCCTTGACGCCTCCGCCAACCCTCTTTAACTTGTCGGGCATGGGCGGCAGAACTCCCGCTGCCGACAGGATATCCAGTTCGCGCTCTATGGTCGGGCCAAGAAATTCGGATTGCTGGCGGCCAACGGTTGGGGCCAGCAATTGTCCTTTTTCCTGCGCTCTGATCAAAGCCTCGGTGGCCGTCATTTGCGGATTTTGGACCAAAATCTGGAACAAGGTTACGTAAAACGCGTCGTTTATTAACTTCCGCTTCTGCTCCGTCATTTCCAGAGCGATAGGTAAATTGCTGCCGGTCTTTAGGGGATGAACCAGTTGACGGCCTTGCTCATCTACTCCGCCATAGTTAATGGCGTTTGGCCGGGCGTTGAACGCGGAAAGGATACCATCACCATATGCCAACAGGGGTGGGTCCACGATTTTGTGCGCCGCCCTCATTATGGTCTTTTCCATTTCATTCAGCATTTTGATGTCGGGGAGCACCTGCATGGCCGGAGAGCGGCCATAAGTTTCACGGGGGGCAGTTACATGGCGAGATAC